GTAGGTGTAGCCGATCCCAGCGTAGTTTTTGCGAAATGGCGTCCCGCCACTCGAATGCACACCACCATGCGTATTATAACTCGTACGCTTACAGGTTTGTCCACGAAAATCGCCGTAATGGACTTCCCAATCGGTGTTATCTTCACCCTCGTTCTTACCGACAATAACCTCAGTTACGACGTTGTTTTCATCTAAAAAAGCATAATGTGCCATGTGATTAACTCCATTGAACGTTTCCGGTACCGGCTGTGAAAGTCGTAATTTTATAACCTGATACGGCTGTTGAAGTGGTAAAAGTCAAACCACCGCCGGGGTTAGAGATAGTAAAAGAGTCTAAGTATTTTAGAATGACGATACCAGAGCCGCCATTTCCACCTGTTTGACTGGAGGTATTAGAGCCACCACCTGCACCACCTCCGGTATTATTTCCTCCGGGGCTACCTCCTGATCCAGAAGGTCCTCCATCACCACCGCCCCCCGCGCCTCCCAATCCACGCGCTGATCCTTGGAAAGTTGCCCCACACCCACCACCACCCGCGTACACCTCGGGAGAACCGGAGATAGAGGAAGTTGCTCCATCACCACCCGCTCCACCTTGGCTTCCGCTTCCGTTTGCGCCTGAATTAGTTGCTCCACCACCTCCACCTCCGGGGTAAGGTGATGCTGCAAGGTTATTACCACCGTTGTTACCTTGGGATGGAGATACCGCAGGGGTGTTCCCTGCTCCTCCAGCACGACTTGAAGAGGAGCCGGGGGCACCTGCTCCAGACCCTCCTGCGGAACCATTAACATAAGTGCTTTGACCGCCTCCAGCGGAAGTTATTGAGGAGAAGACACTACTTCCTCCTTGTGTTGCAGCACTTGGGGCAGTAGCGCCTGTGCCTCCTGCTCCTATAGTCACTGTATAAGATGTCCCTGTAGATAGCAAAGAACTGCTTGTTCTATATCCTCCGGCCCCACCTCCACCACCTCCATTACCCCCACCAGTTGCCCCACCTCCACCAGCAACTACAAGGTATTCAACGGTTGGGTTAGCTATAACACTACCCACAGCACCGGTGCCTGTAACAGCGCTAGCATAGGCAAAGATATCTGGAATAGATGTATAGTCCGCCGCACTTGACGGGTACGTCACAAAAACTTCCTTGGTCCCAGCACCCCAATCCACGCGATTGCCACTGTTTGAGGAATCTAGGACAACATTGCGCTCCAGCGAAGGCCCTGTACTTGAGTATATGCCAATACCAACTTCCCAATCGGTGTTGTCCGTGATCGTATAAAAAGTCAGGTTACCGTTGCCTATCGCAGCAAACGTCTGGAATCCCTGCACGGCACCCGCAAGCGTGACCGTACCCGTCCCCGTAGTGGTCGTGGTTTCCTTTACCCGATCTTTTAAAACGACGCTAGTCATCTTTCATGGTCCTCAAGACGCAATGCAGTAAGATCCATTTCATCACCCACAAGCCCAACAGGGAACGTGTTAAACGACAAACTAATTCTTTGTGCCTCTCCTTGCAGAGTTTCCACAGAATGCGTTAAGTGCGAAGGAAAAAGGATCAAGTCCCCTGTGCCGACAGGAAACCACCACGACTCTGAGTTGTAGTTATTCCAGTCTTTTGGGGGAAATTTAATCTGACTAAACCCATCACGGTAGAAAAAAATCTTATCCGTTTCCTTGTTCGCACGAGGATAAAACACCCCGGAAATGAAGCTATTTGCATGGTTGTGCTTATGGTGCCACTGCCCGGGTTCAGTGTAATTGACCCAAGATTGCGTTATACGCAAGCTAACCTGATGCTTTGGGTTAACCGTCTTAGCGAAATACTCCGAGATACTGTTCTCAATAAAATCACGCAGCTTGGTGAGCTTTCTCTGCCGCAAGATAAAGTTATTCGTGCTTGTGGTATTGCCCATATTGGGCCGCGTTGGCTGATCAACAATAAAGTCCATTTCGGACTTCGTTAGATCACGGTCCAACTTAAAAAACGCTACGGGAGTGGGGAATAAATTTTCTAGGATCATGATGTGAACTCAATACTGCCAGTTCCAGCAGTAAATGTTGTGATTTTGTATCCGGGGACAGAGCTACTATCTGTAGTAAACGTCAAACCGCCTCCGGTATTCGTCATAGTAAAGCCGTCAGGATATCGGAGAATCACGACCCCAGAACCTCCCGAAGAACCGGTAGCAGTATCCCCGCCACCGCCACCTCCGGTATTTGCGACCCCTGGTGTATCCGCTAGCGCTGGGCTAGTGTAACGTGCTCCATTTCCGCCGCTATTTAGACCACCTACTCCAATTGTGCCGTTATATGCTCCACCTCCACCACCCCCTGCATAATAGGTAGAGGTACCTGTGATAGAAGAAGCGAGACTATCCCCTCCATCACCCCCGACTCCAGCTGTGGCATCCGTTCCTGCTCCTCCTGCACCGCCCCCACCACCGGAAGCAATGTTTGCACTAACCCCGTTACGGTTGTACCCTACCCCACCTGCATAGCCTTCATTGGTTGTTCCTGCTCCACCCGGATTAGTTACAGGAGTACTGGTGTTGTAGGTTCCGCCCCCACCACCGGAGCCCCCAGAAGATCCCTCGTATGGGGTAGCATTACCCCCTCCTCCAACACCGCCGCCAGTTGTAGAGATTAAATTAAACACCGAAGAAGAACCGCTTGTGTTTGTTGCTCCTCCAGCACCAACAGTTACTGTGTATGAAGTATTGAGGAGCGCTGAAAATGTTGTTTCTGGGGACCCACCACCCCCAGATATACTCCCAAAAGATGTTCGCAAGCCACCGGCTCCACCCCCGCCTCCAGCATATCCGGAAGCTCCTGTACCCCCGCCAGCACCACCAGCAACAATTAAAAAGTCTACTGGAGCCTCGTTAACAAAAAAACCACCACCAACAACCCCTGTAGCTGTTACAGAGGTTGGAGTAGCTACATTCGGAGGGAACTCATATTTAGCTTGACTTGCAGGATAGGTCACAAAAACAGTCTTCTCTCCTGCACCCCAGTTGACCTTGTTCCCACTATTTGATGACGAAAGCACTGTGTCACGATTAAGTGACGTTCCCGAAGAAAAATACGTCCCAGAGCCTATTTCCCAATCTATGCCGTCTGTGATGGCGTAAAAAGTACCGTTCCCATCCCCTACTCCCGAAGCAAAAGTCTGGAATCCCGTTACCGCCCCAGCAAGCGTAAACGCCCCCGTCCCAGTGGACGTCGAGGTCTCTTTTACTCGGTCTGCAATTAAGAAGCTCATGAGAATTGAATATTGCCTGTTCCAGCTGTGAATGTTGTGATCTTGTACCCTGATACAGCAGTGGATGTTGAAAAAGTCAAGCCGCCTCCGGGATTGGAAAGAGTAAAGGTGTCAGAGTATTTTAGGATAATTATTCCAGAACCGCCATCCCCACCGTTACCTCCAAGACCAGATCCACCACCGCCCCCACCGCCAGTGTTCGCTACTCCGGGAGAACCGGCTTCACCGTTTGGTTTTGTACCATTACCTCCACCCCCGAGACCTCCAACTCCGCCCTCAGTGCTTGATGACCCATATCCACCACCACCGCCACCGCCAGCATAGTAAGTATCAGATCCACTAATGGAAGATAGCAATCCATCGCCGCCATAGCCCCCAGTATCCCCATCACCAAAGCCCCCAGCCTCTGAAGCACCGCCCCCGCCACCACCGCCAACAGTACCCAACGTGCCGGTGTCTCCTCCAGCGTATCCTTGTCCGGAAGTCCCTGCTCCACCTACACCACCGTCTGCTCCACCTCCGCCAGAACCACCTGAAGCTCCGTCGCCAATACCCGCTGAAGTGCTGTCCCTCGATGCTCCTCCGCCACCGCCAATAGAGGTTACAGAGAAAAACACACTATTTGAGCCATTAACGCCTGCACTTCCATCGTCTGTTGCCCCTGCACCGCCAGCACCTACAGTTACTGTGTACGGATTAGCTGACCCTACAGCTACTGTTGACGTCAAATAACCACCGGCTCCACCACCTCCTCCACGTGTATTACCACCGCCACCTCCCCCAGCAACGACAAGATACTCAACGGGAAACCCTAGGGTTACTTGCCCCACGCTAGCAGTTGCTGAAACACTTTGGTTTAAAAACGCGTAATTTTCAGGAGTGCTGTAAACCGCTTGGCTTGCAGGGTACGTAACGAAAACGGTTTTTGTCCCGGCATCCCAATTAACTTTTTGATTGTTGTTTGACGACTCTAATACTTGATCCCTACTTAAGGTAGAGCCGCTAGAAGTATAGGTACCTACACCAACCTCCCAGTTCGTATCGTCTGTGATCACATAAAAAGTAGACGCACCATCACCTAAGACGGAAAAAGACTGGAATCCAGTCGTAGCACCCGCAAGCGTAATTGTCCCAGTACCTGTTGAGGTTGTCGTCTCTTCTACGCGGTCAGCAATAGCAAAAGCCATTTAATCCCACCTCATGGATCCGGTTCCAGCAGTGACTGTCGTAATTTTGTACCCAGAAACAGCCGTAGATGTTGAGAAAGTCAACCCACCGCCGGGATTGGAAATAGTGAAGCCGTCAAGATATTTTAGAATCACAACTCCAGATCCGCCATTGCCTCCGTTACCACCATTACCAGATCCTCCACCACCTCCGCCACCAAGGTTGTCTGTACCCGGAGATCCATTAATTGGGGTAGTGCTTGAAGACCCTTGGCTTGCACCATTACCGCCACCGCCTAGACCCCCTAGACCTGCAACGCCCGTTTGGTATTCTCCGCCGCCACCACCACCAGCATAGTAAGTATCAGATCCACTAATGGAAGATAGCAATCCATCGCCGCCGTCGCCACCAGTACTCACAGTTCCTGTGCCCCCAGCCTCTGAAGCACCACCACCTCCACCACCTCCGGAGTTCGTTCCGGAACCTGAATTACCGCCAGCAAAACCTTGCCCGGGCGTCCCTGCGCCACCTGTTCCGACGTTGTTTCCGCATCCGCCACCGCCCGAACCACCGGCGGAGCCATTACCTTTGTTACTACTAGTGCTATCCCTAGAGCCGCCACCACCGCCCCCAGTCGAAGTGACTGTTGAAAACACACTGTCTGAGCCATTAACGCCTGCACTTCCAACCCCTGTTGCCCCTGCACCCCCTGCACCAATTGTTACTGTGTAGTTAGTTGTAGAATCAATAGATAAAGTAGACGTCAAATAACCACCTGCTCCACCGCCTCCACCTCGGGTTTCACCACCGCCACCTCCCCCAGCAACGGAGAGATATTCAACAGTTATGGTTTCACCAATTTCTACTGTAACGCTACCTACGTTAGATGTAGCCGCTACTTCACTAGGTAAAGCGATGTTGGGGGGTACGGTAACTTGCGCTTGGCTTGCGGGTAGTGTGACAAAAACTGTTTTACTTCCAGCACCCCAATCGACTTTTTGGTTGCTGTTGGAGGAAGAAAAAACTTGTTCTCTAGAAAGTTCTTGTGTGGAAGAAGTGTATTTACCTAAACCAATTTCCCAATCAGTATCGTCAGTTATGGTGTAAAAGGTATAGTTTCCGTCGCCTATGACAGCGAAGGATTGAAGACCTGCGGAGGTCCCACCAAGAGTGACTGCCCCCGTACCGGTCGTGGTAGTAGTCTCTTGGACCCTATTTGCCAGTACAAGGGGCATTTTGCTGCCTTAAGCGATACGGATAATGGCGCCTGTAGCCGTCTTGGAAGGAAATACAATCGTAAACGTTCCTGACGTAGAGCTCTTATCACTACCGAAATCAAGCACTGCAACAGTGGGGTCACCTGTAGCCGTGTCGTTATAAATCAACGCGCCACGTGCAGTGATGGTAGCAGTAGTAAACGACAGGTCAGCAAAGTCAGTAACCGCAGTCGTTCCAGTAGCTGTAGGCGTTACGTTAGTTAACGCGCCACCACCTGCAGCATAGGAACCCGAAGCAGCGACTTCGTTCGTAGTCGTGTAAGCAGTGGTTGCAGCTGTAAACGAAGCGCTGTTGTCGTACAGAGCCAGTTTAAAACTGTTGCCACCCGTCGAAAAGTTGTGAACACCTTTGAGGAGTTCAACCTTGAAGGACGTGCACATAAAGTTACCGGTAAAAGCCATTTTAAGTTCTCCTTAAAAGAGAGGCAGCGTCAGTATGACCGCCTTTTAAACAAAGTTGGATGCAATTGGCCCGTTCTGCAGCCCTTGCACGTTTTAAATACTCGTAAATAGTCTTTTCCAAACTATTCCGAAATAATCTTGCCTGCTCCCGAATTTCGGGGGGCGCAGAATCGGCAACGCTTAATATTCTGTCAACACAAAGCTCGGTTAGGTCTTCCGTAGACAACCCACCAAAGTCACTTGTCTTAACCATCGGGCTAAGAATAGCCCCTACTTTCATATCGAACATTAGGACCTCACCGCTTCTGGAGGAGCTAGCTCCTTGCCCTCTATTTTATCCTTTACTTCTGAAAATGGATACCTTTTAAATTTACCATCACCAATGGCAAAAACAGGTGGATCCTCTAGCCTATGATAGCCATAAAGCTTCTCCTGAGGAGGCAAATTCGTATCTAAGAGCGACGATGTCTGGGCGATTCCTACCAAAATACCCCTTTCAGTGGCCTTTGAAAGCAAAAACTCACAACAAGCCCGTCCAGCCTCAGCGTAATGGACATTCTTTTTGTAAGAAAAATCAACACCGTACATCATGATTTGCTTGACTTTTGCTGCAATTGCAAAAGCAATGGCGTACGCCACCGTATTGTTTAGATACCACGTCCCTACCTCGTTGACTACCTCTTCCAGCGGATATTCCACCAATCCGGGGCAACGATCATCCAACTCACACGTGTAGATGGGTCCGGTATGTTGCGCCAAAACAGAGCGCATAAGACCAGTCTGAGAACCCGCATCTTCCGTGTCTAAAAAGCGGCTGGCAGGGTCTAACATGAACACGCGGTCGTGGTAAATCACTCCAGCCATCGCATTAATTGCCCAAACCTCATCGATTGGTTGGGAGTGCGTTTTTGCCATAACAAACTGGTCATGGCTCTTGCCCATTGCAACTATCGCAATGGTCTTTCCACTTAAATCAGGGATCGTTGTCATCTTGCCTCATTTGGACTGATTGGGTTAGCGGCGAGTAGCTCAGTACGAATGAGACCATCTCTGTACTCATCCCTTCTACGTCGTCCCTGTTGCTCCAATCCAAGACCAGCGAGAGCTTCCTTATAAGAGTTACTAAAGTACCCAAGCATCTCCAAAGGACCTTTCGTGTAACTGTAAGCTTGAACCAAACAACCGTATAACAACGCTTCGGGGGCATTCGTACTCAACCACGTCGTTGGGTTAGCAGAACTAAGTCCTGCTGGTTTACGAATATACCCCAATTCGACAGTGAGTGCAGTAGCCGGAGTTGGCGCTAAACGAAAGGTGTTTTCATTCCATACAGCGTAATACTTTGGTGTACCTGTTTCTGAGCTATTTTCCCAGTATTCTTTTACAAAAGACACGTCACGGAAATTTAAAAAGGTTTCATTGTTCGACGCATCAAAAATAAGCATGTACCTATGCGTCAAGATGTCCGTTGGCATCACCAAGTAAGGGTCATTTGCTGACAGCGTCGTTGTGGAACTTTGACGGAAAATCTCCAAGTCAATGTCCCTAAGAATCTTGTTCTCTGTTAGCAGAATAAAAGTATCTATAACGGAGTCTGAAAGCACATTGGAGGAGGTTTCCATGTAGTTTCTGATATTGGTTATTAGTTCGCTGTACGTCATGATGTAGTCACCGTAACCTTTCCTACCTGCCCAAGTGCCGAAATAGGCTTACCAACGGGAGCAGGTTGCATTCCAACAGAGCCAAAGGCCATGTCTCCAATAATCCCTACGTATACCTGCATGGGCTCCGTGCGATCAGGGCGTGGCTCAAACAGCGCAATCGCGTCACCCTTGTATTTAAGCGGCTCTAGCTGAGGCTCTTTTGGCTCGTAATCTTGAGGACAAACTTTAAAGCCAAGCCAGTTTTTCTGGAGATCCCCAAGCTTGAAGGACTGCCCACAGTAGTCGCATACGCCGAGAGCAAATTTACCGCTGGCGTAGGCCATATTACGCTCCTACGTCAGGCAGGAAATACGTGCTTGCAGTATCTCGGTCCTCTGCTGCGGCCCTGTAGAACTCTTCTTCGTACATTGCCTTAAGCGCCTGAGCTTTTTCAGGAGCAAACTTCACAGAGAGGTGAAAAGCCAAGCCTGCGATCAAGCAAGGCAAAAAGCGGAAGTTGACATCCGCCTCATTGCCATAGGCTCCAGCGTCTTCAATGCGAGTAATGCGGTAGTGAATAAACTGATAGTTAGCGTTCGGGCACGGATAAAAATACACCCTTGGTGTGACTGTTCGCTCAACATAAAACTGGGAAGGCCTTGCGGTATCCGTCGTTTTATTGGGTAGGTTTAGGTAGTCCGCACGACTGATACGCTCAATCGAAATGTCAATCGAGGGGCTTTGTGTAACGTCCCTGATTACAGCTTCAAGGACGTTGACCGTGTTAACCGGGAGATCAACATACTCCGTACCAGAGGTCAGGGTTGTCGTAAACCGTTCGATTGTCCAAAGATTTAACCCCCGGTTTGCCCACTCCAAAAACAATAGATTAAGCGAACGACGCGCCGAGGAAAGCTGGTATCCCGTCGTGACACGCATGCCACAACGCTCAAAGGCCTCCTCGACGATGTCGTCGATATCTAAGTTAAAGGTGGTGGTACCGGAGGTTGCCATTTAGCACATCCCACCTTTTGCCATTTTCTTAGCGTAACCGCCGCCCATCATCTTACGAGGAGCGCAGGCACCACCACCTTTAGTAGCGGCTCCCATACCACGGCCCTTGGAGGAAGTTTTCTTTGCCATAGGCTTTTTAGCTACCGCGCCACCTTTTTTGAAAGGTTTTGCAAGGGGCGGCGTTTTTTCTTCTTCATCTTCCTTCTTTTTACCAACCGCAACGGGGCCAGCAGCCATCTTCATTTCAGACAATCGAGCGGGAGAAATTCCAGAAAGACCTAGCCTTACGACTTTTTCTTTGCCGCCGCCGAACTTGGGCCTTAACTTTGCTTGCTTGCCAGCAAAGTCTGCTATTTGACTCATTCCACCACCAAGTCCTTGCATAGCTAATTTTTTAGGTGAGGATGCGCTTTTAAAGGCTCCTGTAGCTAGCTTAGAACCCTCTCTGCCTACGTTTTTGACTGCTTTAGTAGCGCCACGACCAATTTTTGAGGCTTCCCTACCTACGTTTTTGAGTGCTCCGCTTATTTTCCTACTTATTTTTTTTAATGAAAAGCCCATGATTATTTTCCTTTCTTTGCCGTCTTGGCAGATTTGATAAACGCGGCCTTAGTAGGCGCACCTTTTGATCCGACCTTACGCATTTTTTCGCCACTTCCGGCAGCGATGCGCTTGCGCTTGGCATGAATGTTTGCGTACAAACCGGGGGGCTTTTTCTTAGCTTCACCACCTTTTTTCATTCCGCCGCCAGCCGGTTTTGCCGCCACTTGACGGGGCATCGGACGTGCAGGCTGTCCACCTATTGTTACTGATTTACCGTCGGGGGTAAAGTAGCGAATATATGGGCCAGTGGTTGGGCGTTGCATAGCCCTCGCCTGTCGCTGTATGTTTTGTCCTTGTGACGAAAGTGGACCCCCTCCTGTGGGTGGCTGCATACCCCTTTGCCCCGTTGGGCGTTGCATAGCTCTCGCCTGTCGCTGTATGTTTTGTCCT